CTTACAAAACAAATACTCTTACACAATGGGGTAGAGGTGGAAATGGTGGTATTAATACTGTTGGAGCAAGTGGTAGTAATGGTACTTCATCTTCATTAAGTGTGTGGACTGATATAAATACACAAACAACATTAAGTGTTGGTGGTGGATTTGGTGGAAAATATTATGGTATTGGTGGAGCAAGTGGTAACGGATATATTTCAAGCGGAAGTGGTGGTGGAAAAGGTGGTGGAGCTGGAACTGTAGCAAATGCCACAACACAAAATGGTGGAATATATTTGGGTGGTGGAGCTGGTGCTTCTGGATATTATCATCAATCAACTGGTGGTGATGCTTGGGTTTATGCACCAGGAGTTGGAGCAGGAATGCCAACAATTAATTTACCTGCACCATTTAATTATGTGAGTTATACTCCTCAATCAGGAAGTGGTGGTAATGGTTCTGAAGGTTTAGAGTATGTACCAGGCGGTGATGGAGTATTTGGTGGCGGTGGTGGAGGTGCTTCAGAAAACTGGACATCTACTTCGCCAGGTGGTAAAGGTGGTGATGGTGGTGTAATCTTAGCATACTATGGTGTACCAAAATTAACCTTTACATCAGGAGCTTGTACAACAACATATGATAGTGGAAGTAACGTAACTGTACACTATGTAAGTGGAAGTGGAGCAAGTTGGAATTACATATACAATGGAACTGATTTTCCATATCAATAAACAAAATCAATACAAATATATTACGAATTGTTAAATAATTAAATCAAAAATAATATGAACTCAACAAATGTATTAGCCAAAATAATGAAGATGTTAGCCTTATCTAAGGATGACGTTGAATTAGCAGGCGCACAATCTGAGGATGGTACAATCTATGAGTCTCCAAACTTTGAAGTAGGTGATGAAATCAATACAGTATCAGAAGATGGAACATTGCTTCCAGCAGCTGATGGTAACGTTGAAGTAATCATTCAAAACGAAGATGGTGAAGAAGAAGGTGCAATCATCACAATAGCAGACGGTAAAATCACAGCGGTATCTGAACATCCTGAAGAATCAGAAGATAACGAACCAATGGATGATGAAGCTGAATCTGATGAAAACGAAGGTAAAACTGAACAACACATGAAAAGAGCAATCGCTAAAACAAAATTAAATTCTTTAGCAGGAGATGATATCTCTTCTAAGAAAGGACCTCAGGAATCAACTGGTACTCCTAAACCATTAGCTGAAACTAATGATAAAAAAACTCCAGTATCTATGGATGACTTAATGGAAGCATATTCTAAAATGGAAGCTGCACATGAAGCATTAGCAACAAAATTAGATGAATTAACATCTGCACACGAAGCTCACAAAGAAGCTATGAGTGAAGTAACTTCTAAAGTGCATGATATTGAAGAGCATTTAGAAGATATGGATGAAGAAATGGGAAGAATCGATATCGATAAAGCTCCTGAAGTTGACAAAGAAAACATTCATCCAAACCAAATGTCAACACCAAAATTAGGTGGAGCACCAGTAAACGCTTCAGCTGAAAGATTTAACATGAATAAGAATAGCAAAGGAGATAACGCACAAGCAAACTTCTTAGCTAAATTATATAACTAATTTAAAAACGAAATTAAAAATGAGTAACATCAGAAAAAGACAAAATTTCGCACAACCAGCAATCACCACTACATACGCGGGTGAGTTCGCAGGTAAATACATCGCAGCAGCGTTGTTAAGTGCAAAAACGTTGGATAATAAGAACATTACTATTATGCCAAACGTGAAGTATAGACAAGTAATTCAACAAATCGCTGTTGATAGTATCGTAAATGATACCTCTTGTAACTTCGTAACTTCAGGTACAGTTGCATTAACTGAAAGAATACTTGAACCAAAAGAATTACAAGTTAACTTAGAATTGTGTAAGCAAAACTTCGTTCAATCTTGGGAAGCATTACAATTAGGATATTCTGCATTCGATGAAATTCCAAAAGATTTCAACGATTTCTTAATCTCTTATGTAGGCGGTAAAGTTGCTGAAGCAACTGAAATTTCAATCTGGCAAGGTAACGTTGCAACAAACGGACAATTTGCAGGATTATTACCATCATTATCTGCATCTGCAGCAGCTGGTGGAACAGGAGCAGTTATCCCAGCATCTGGTTCAGGTGTGATTAACTCTTCTAACGTATTGGCTAAATTAGATAACTTAGTATCTTACATCCCTAACACTGTTTATGGTAAAGAAGACTTAGTAATCTATGTACCAACAAACGTAGTAAAAGCTTACCAACAAGCGTTAGCAGGTGGAGCACAAGGTGCTAATGGTTTCAACAACCAAATGAACGTAGGTGAAAAACCATTAAACTTCAATGGTATTGAATTAGTATGGTCACCAGGTATGACAAGTAACTACTTAGTAGCTGCACAAAAATCAAACTTATACTTCGGTACAGGTTTATTAAGTGACTACAACGAAGTAAGAGTATTAGATATGGCTAACATAGATGGTTCTCAAAACTTCAGAGTAATTATGAGATACACAGCTGCAACTCAGTTCGGTATCGGACAAGATATAGCAATCTATATCCCTTAATATATTTGAGATGTGGGAGGAGCAATCCTCCCTATCTTAAAATGTAACAAATTAAAGAAATTAAAAAAAATTAAACACTATGGCTTGTAATTTAACTCAAGGAAGAAACGAAGTTTGTAAAGACAGTATTGGTGGTTTGAGCGGAGTTTACTTCATCAACTACACAACTGGTTCATTTGGCACTGATGCTAATGGATACATTACTTCATTCCCATCTGCTAGTGCATACTACTATCAGTTAAAAGGAAATAGTGCTTATACTGAAACTGTAACTACATCAAGAGATAATGGTACAACATTTTTCTCTCAAGAATTAAAATTGAATGTTAAGAAATTAACACAAGATATGAACACTCAGTTCAAATTATTGGCTTATGGAAGACCACAAATCGTTGTTGTAACAAACAATGGTGATTCTTTCTTAGTTGGTAAAACATTGGGTGCTGATGTAACTGCTGGAACATCTCAAGCTGGCGCTGCGTTAGGTGACCTTTATGGTTATTCTATCACATTGACTGGTATGGAGCCTGTACCTGCAAACTTTATCACTGGTTCAACTTCAGCAGCAGCTCCTTTCGGAAGTGCTACTAACCAACCAACTATCGTTTACGGAACTAATAGCTAATCAGTATTACACTAAAAACATATTAAAGCACTCTACGGAGTGCTTTTTTTATGCTATTCACTATTTTATCGTTGAAATTTGTTAAATTATAGAGATAAAAACAAGCTCAGTACAAGATGCTAACATATTACCAATCAGGAAGCAACCAATTTACAATTAGAACAGCTCCAACAGCTTCTTCTAATTTAGTTTTAAGTTTGCAAGATATGTACACACAAAAAAATTCAGCAGAAACTCTGAATGGTTATACATACAATGCATACGAAAGTTTATTAACATTTAATTCTAATCTATTAACAGGCTCAACAGTACAACCTGGTGACCAATTTAGAGCAGTAATTAGTGATGGATACTTTGAGATATGGCATGGTTCAATCCAAGTTTATGTATCTCAATCAGTAGATAAACCAAATTACACTAACCAAATTCCAGAAGAAGGAGTTTATGTAAGTAGTGTATCGGATAATCAATATATAATTTTAGAATAATATGAGTCAATTAGAACAGTTTTCAGTAGTAAATTTACAACAGCAAGAAATTCCATTGGTAATTGAAGATGCTTCATCAAGACATCCTTACGTTCCAATTGGTATTATTTCACCTGATGATTTCTTTGAAAACATTACTGAAGCATTTACTAACTCAACAACAACAGCTGCGTGTGTAAATGGTATTGCAGATTTAGTATTTGGTAAAGGATTATACGCAAAAAATCCTGAATACAAAGATACATTTAATAAAATGTTACCGCAAGAAGAAATTAAAAGAGTAGCATTTGATTTTAAACTTTATGGTAATGCAGCGTTTCAAGTTAATTGGAACCCTGAACATACTCAAATTTTGAATATGTATCATTTACCAATTCAGTATTTAAGAGCTAGAAAATTAGGAAAAGATACTAGAATACAAGCTTATTACTATTGTATTGATTGGACTGACCAAAAACATATTAGAAACAAAGTAGAAATACCAGCTTTTGGAATGTCTAAAGAACAAACTGAAATTCTTTACATAAAAGATTATACTCCAGGTAAATTTTATTATTCATTACCGGATTGGTTTCCAGCAATTCAATTTTCATTTGTAGAAGCTGAATTATCTAATTTACATCTTAACAATATCGAAAATGGTTTTTTACCATTAGTGATGGTTAATATGAACAATGGTGTTCCTTCGCCTGAAGAAAGAAGTTCAATTGAAGATATGATACAAGGTAAATTTACAGGCACTAGAAATGCTGGTAGATTTATTTTAACATTTAATGATGATAAAGAAAGACAACCAACAGTTGATACAATTAAAGTTGATGATTTACATGAGAAATACAAATATGTATCAGAATACGCTCAGGATAAATTGTTAATAGCTAATAGAGTAACTTCTCCATTATTATTTGGTATTAGAACTTCTAACAATGGTTTTAGTTCTCAATCAGATGAAATGGAAACAGCATATTCAATTATGCAAACAATGACTATCTTACCAATTCAAAATCTATTGTTAAATCAAATAGATGCAGCTTTAGAAGCTGGTGGGTGGGAAAATATAGAATTATTCTTCGAACAATCAACTCCATTGGCAATCTTATCAGCAACTGCGGAAGCAACTGATACATCAGTTGAAGAAGTTAAAGATGATATTGGAGAAGAAAGTGAAAACCCAAATACAACTGATGTTAAAACTCAAGCTGATAGAACTGATGGTGTTGAACAACATTCATCAGAAGATTTTAGAATGAGCAAACTTAAGTTTAAAAAAGAATACGAAATAACAAAACAAAATTAAGATGAGTAGTCCATACGCTTTATTCATAACAAGAAATGATATAATTAAAAATACTCCAATTCAAGGAGCAGTTGATGCAGATAGATTATTAAACTTTGTAAGAACTGCACAGGACAAATATATGTTGAATGTATTGGGTACTGTATTGTTCTATAAATTACAAGCTCAAATTGTAGCTGGTGTTCCATTTACTGGATATTACAAAGAATTAATGGAAGACCATGTTAAACCAACCCTAATTTGGTATTCAGTATGTGAGTATTTACCATTTTCAACTATTCAATTTAAAAACGAAGGACCTTCAATACATGGTGGACAAACTAAGAAATCTCCATTACAAAGTGAGATTGATTATTTAGAAGGTAAAGCTAGACAAAATGCAGATTGGTATAACACTAGAACACAAAACTTTTTATTATCATATTCAAGATTCATCCCAGAATACTTACAATCAGTAGGTAATCAAACTGAGGTTTATCCTGATATGGGTAACGCTTACTTCGGTGGCATAAATCTATAAAATATGGCGGTAGTAAATAACCAACAGACCAATTATACTCTCTATTACAATGCATTAGATTATTTTAAAACAATAATGTCTAATCATCCATCAATTGCTCAAGTTAGTATGGGTGACATTTATAGAGTGGATTACCCTGAATTTCCATATTATCCATTAGGAAATATACAAATTTCAGATGCCCGTTTTGAAGATAGCAAGACTGTGTATATGTGTTCATTAACTATTGCTGATAAAATGAAGCTTAAGAATAATGAATCATCAGGCAGTTTAAACGAATTAACTGTACCATTTTTGGGAACTGATGATACTACTGATATTCATGCTAACACATTGGCTATAATGAACGATTTACTATCTTATACTCAATATGCAGTACAATCATTTGATATATTTTCAGCAATTAGATTAACAGCATTTAAAGATAACTTTGAAAACGGATTGGCTGGATGGGTAGCAACATTTGAATTAATTACACACAACGATAGACCAAGATGTCTATATAACTTATTACCATAATGAAAACCTTAAAAGATTTAGCTGGACAATATAAAACGCTAGCTCAAACTTATATGGTTAATGGGCCTTGGAGACCTGCGTACAAAACAGGTAATTTATATAATACTGTAGGAAGTTACAATACTGCAGATAATATGGTTCAAACTGATGAGAATGGAAGACATTCTTTAAATTTAGTTTATTCTCCTCCAGGCGCTACATATGGTAAGTTTGTGGAAAATGGTACACGATTTATGGTTAAAAGACCATTTGCAGAATACGCAGCTAATGACCCTCAATTTAGAAAATCAATTGAAGAATATATGGGTCAGGCGGTAGATACTGTTGTACAAAATCAAATGGTACAATTAAATGTATCTTTTCAAAAGGTAGGTTCAACCAATACAATATAATCTCAAATTGTTAAATTAGAAAGATTTAACAATGTCTCTTTCAATAACACAATTACCTGCTTCAGCTTCTTTAGCACAATCTCCTATGGCATTTACCATAACTGAGACTAGTGGGGTAATATATTCATCATCATTTCAATATGTTGTTAATTTAACTTATTGGACTGGTTCTGCATCTGATTCTGGGTCTGGACAAGTATATACCTTAGTAAAATATCCAAACCAATCTCACGTTGGTATATTTGATGTATCTAAAATTATTAATTCAACCCTAACGGATTTAAGACAAACAAACCCATCAAATGTAGTTTACTATAAAGCAAATGCTTATTGGCAATATGCTTCTCAAAGTTTAAGTACTGGAGCAATTACTTATGTTTCAAGCTCTTCAGTAACTTCAGGAAATTACAAAGGATTAGATGGATACGCTTTATTCCAAGAACAAATCAATTCGCCTATATATGGTAAATCTCCATTTTGGCCATTAATGAGTGATGGACCTACTACACAATCTTTCTTTCCAGACAACTTTGGAACTGTAGGATGTTATACACAAGCAGTAGGTACAACAACTCCAACAGCAATAAAATATACATCTGATTTAGGAACTGCAGTAATTAATTTAAGTGGTAGTTCTTATAGCTATGAGCAAATTCAACAAGTACCAGCTTTTCCTACATCAACTGATTTTCCTTTTGCTGGAAACGTACAATGGTACACAATTCAAGCTTACAATTCATTAACTCCATTAGGTATTCAATTAAGATACGAATATGCATGTTTACAAAAATATCCTAATGTTAGAATTAAATGGAAAAATAGATACGGACAATTTGATTACTTTAACTTTTATATGGTTAATAAGAAAACTTTTAAAACAACTAAAAGAACTTATCAGCCACAAATTGGTAGTTGGGATGGAACAAGTTTATCATACAACAAATATGATTCACAAAACCTAAATTATTTAGTAGATTCAAACCAACAAATGTTAGTTAATACGTTTTGGGTTGCTGAGGAATACAACGAAATCCTGAAGCAATTGATGGTAAGTGATGAAATATACTATGTAACCACAGAAGCTACGGATATAGTGACGCCTATCACCATAGATACCAATTCTGTTCAGTTTAAGACTAATGTTGTAGATAAATTGATTCAATACAGCTTCACATTCAATTACGGACAAGGATACAAATTAATAATATAATATGGGAGTTATATCAACACAGGGAATAAAGTACCAGTTAGTAGCTAATGGTGAAATTTTAGATTTATATCAAGATGAAGTAATAACGCTATCTAACAACTCAACTCAATTGTTTGATTTGGGAACATTGCCTGCTGAATATACTAAGCAATTAACTTTGCCTGGTACTAAAAAGAACAATGCTTTCTTTGAGCATGTTTATGATATTTCAGTTGCTAATCCATATCTTTTTGCAACAAACGTAAAAGTTCCTTGCTACATTTCATATGGTGGTATTTATCTTTCTCAAGGTTATCTTCAATTAAATAAAGTTAATCTTTATCAAAACAAATTTGTGGATAGCTATGAAGTTTCAATTTATGGAGCTTTATCTTCATTTGCTAGAGAAACAAATAAGACATTTTTAACTGATATGACAAGTTCATTAAGTTATTTAAATCACACAGCTTCATTTAATAATATTACATCAAGTTGGGATTTACAATTATTTAGTGGAAGTGTTGTGTATCCATTTTGTGAATATGGACAAAAATTACAATATACTCCAGACCAACCGCTATTAGGAATTAATTCTCCTTCAGGCGGTTTATATGTACAAGATTACAAACCAGCAGTTAGAATTAAAGATGTATGGGATGCAATTTTTGACCAATATGGATTTACATATAGTTCTTCATTTTGGCAACAAAGTTGGTTAAGCAATGTTTATTTATTAGCAAACAATCAATTAAGATATCCAGTATTTTCTGGCTCATTTGAAAATCCATCTCAATCAATTGATTTGGAAGCATATGGTTTAGGTAAAATAGGACCTGTTAGTGGTAGTACGGATAATGTATTAACTGCAGGAACTGCATTTCCTTTACCTTGGACTAATATACAAACCAATCCTTACGGAAACTTTGATAGTGATTTAACTTATCATTTAGATTTTCCAAGCAGATTAACTTACAATTTTCAATTACAATTTGAAGTAAGTAAATCATCAGCTGGATATGGTGAACCTCAATTTAGTTTTGATGTATTATATGCTAGTAATAACGCAGTTGTAAGTTCAGTACCATTAAATTCTTTTAATGATTATATGAATGGTATTAGAGCTTATGATTTATCGCAAGGTAACTCAACTGGAACTAAAACTTATACATTAGTTCAACAAGGTACAACTGATTATTTACCATCAGGCAGCTATAAATTTGGCGTAACATATACAAACAATGGTGGAAACAATTTTAAACTAACATTAAATAAAGGAGGCTCTTTAACTTCTTATTTAGAAATTATTAAAGCTGGTAATGTTGGAGAAGGATTTGTAATGAATGTTGGTGGAAATTTACCATATGGAACTAGAGGTATTAAGCAAATAGAATTTATTACAGCTATTCAAAAGAAATTTAACTTAGTAATATATCCATCTAAAACAAAGATTAATGAATTTATTGTAGAACCATTTAACACATGGTATGATAACGGAACTACATGGGATTTCAACAAATACATTAATTTGAATGATAAAATATCAGTAACTCCTACAAATAACTTAGCAGTTAATACTTTAACTTTTGGTGATATGTTAGATAACGATTATGTATCACAACAATTCTATAAAGGAATTAATAGAGAGTTTGGTAAAGTATATTATGTAGATACACAAAATTTCTTTTCGCAAGGAAACTTTGATGTTAAAACTACATTTTCATCTTCTCCATTAATTTATTTAACTGGAACTGGTGTATCAGGTTCTGCACAAAGTGGTGGGCCTATTGCAACATCTATTGGATATCCTTATCATTTATCTTATTATAGTGGACCTCCTTTAAGTGGATGTTCTTACCAAGAAGGACCATATGAATTATTCTCATCAACTGGGGTATTAGAACCATCAGCTGTATTATATTTTGATGCTTATGGTAATAATCCTGTTGTAGGTTTCAATTATTTAATTGATAATAATAATAGTTGTGATATTTGGGCAATAAATTCATTAGGAATTGTTCTTGGTGGTACACCATATAGTTGTCCTTATTGCGTATAAAATTTAAATTATGGCAC